AGGGTATCCATTGAGACCATTTGAAATTAAAGACGATATGATGGACTCTTATTTAGAAATGGTTGTCGAGGATTATTCGGCATTGCTTAATCAATGGTTAATACATCAACAATGGATTGGATTAGAGGGTATGAATAAGGAAACAGGCGATTTCCTTGCAGCATTTACAACCAAACCGAATTCATATATGGAAAGTTTCACCTATGCGTATAGTCGTCAGGTTGGTTTGGGTACAAATGCTCCAGCAGCAACTGGCTGGGAACTCAAAAGAGACTATATTATTTGTTCTGCACACACACAACACTATATTATACCTGCTGGCAGGGAAGTGAATGAGGTATTATGGGAAACCCCGCCTCAAATCGATGGTGGTCTCGTTGACCCATTTGCATTGAATGCTTGGAGTGCTGGTATGATGGGGATGTCATATCTTGGTCGTCCTGCATTATATGTACAGCCAACTTATTCGACACTATTAAGTGCCCAAGACCGTAGAATGAAACAAAGGGTGTTGCAATCAATACTAACGTACCGCATTACTGGTCTGGCAAGTGGAGAAAAAATGTTGCACCTATATCCCGTTCCGAATGATCGTCATGAAATTGCCAGTAGTTGGGGTAAACATTATAATGGTAGAAAGGTGTGGTATTGGTATTACGACACCCGAAGTGAAGACAGGGATAGATGTTTGGAAGAAAATAGTGATATTGTTAAATTACCTTCAGACCCACCAACAAGTATATTGGAGTGGAGTAGGATGAATAGTGTGGCACATCAGCAAATCAGAAATTTTCTCATTGCCAAGGTAAAAATTGTAATTGGTGGAATCCGTGGATTTTACACTGGTGAACTTGGTGTGACCGAGAAACAATTAACAATGGATTATCGCCACTTACTTGATGAAGGTATTAAATTAAAAGAAGAAACCGAAAAACTGATACTTGACCAATTAACTAAAATGAGTCAGGTTGAATTAACTAAGGAACGTGCAGAAATTGCAGAAGCCGTTAATAAAGAACGTGGATATCAACCACCAATGCATCCAATAATTCCGATTTAAGATGAAGAAAAAACAAATAACCAATATTGAAGACAATAGAATGGGAATGTTCATGACAGACAACTCATTTGATTTGGATGTAATGTATGGTAGAAACTTCTTACAAACCGACAACGCACAGACCGTTATTATTCATAAAATCAACTTACTTGAAACAAAATCACATGAATTATATGGTCAATCAAAGACCAAGGACAAGAAGTTTATGTCACCAGTTGAATTAAGTGTTATGGTAACTATTGAAGACGGTAAACAAAATTTTTATGGTGGTAATCAGGGTGGTATCGCACGTGATGATAGTGGAAATATTGGTTTTGGTGTTTATTTCAAGGAATTGCAGGAAAAACAGATTGAAATTGATAGAGGTGATATTATCGAATACAACATGAGTGGTGAAAAGAATAGATATTACGAAGTTGAGAGTGCAAATAATGTTGCTGATGAAACCAAGAAAACCATAGGTGGTTTTAAACCATACTGGAAAAAAATCGTGGGTGTTCCTGTGAAGGAAGACGTTGTTCCATTCTTAAGCGAAACCAAGGGGTTTTAATAAGTATTTATGATAAATTTAATAATATGAAAAACAAACAAAGATTATTTGAGGTTATGGGAAAAGTTAATATGGATTTCAAACCAAAATTAAATGAAGACCGTGAAAATTTCAAACGTATGAGAGTATATCTTATATATGATAAAGACGGTGATTTTCTTGGTGAATTAGACCCAATAGATGAGGAAAGAAGTGCGTATTTTGATGCGATTGATGATGTTGTTGCCACACCAGAATTCCAGAAATTTGCACAAGAAAAAAATATCGACAGAGAACATGTTGGTCGTGTAAGAACCGAAAGCCTGTACAGTATGGATGGGAATCCTCTGGATAAAGAATATTATTCTCCGAGTCAATCACAGGAATTGTTTGACCCTAAAACCAATACTTGGTACAATTTAAGTGGTCAACAAATGCGTGACCCATCAGAATATGACCGTGGTGGTGAAGGGTATACACCCTTCGGTGATGAAGGAGATTATTAAACCAAATAAAACATAAAATCATTTCAAGTGTTTGGTTTTTATTTTTTCGAGTTCTTCTACGAGTTTTTCATGTTGTTCCTTGGTTTGGATACCCAAATCATCACCGTATTCCGTGAAGATATCCATGACAAAAACAATAAATTCTTTTTCTTTATTGGATAGATACGTTGATTTTTTTGCAAAGAGATATAATACCATTGCAAGCAATAGAATAACCATTACCAATAGTAATATTAATATGTACAATATTAACATTCAATTAAATATATTTATAATTCAAAAACTTCAGATTTTTTGATTTAAGTCTCCATCTTATTGTTGCTATCGGAATATTTAATTTCCCAGATGCGTCTCCAAGTGAAAAATATTCAACTCCATCGATTTCAAATTGAATATTTTGGTTTCCAGAATATTTACCAATGCGAGATTCGGACAAATGTTTAATTGTTTCAGTTGTATGATTTTTTCCATAAAAGGAATTATTTTTTCCCGTTCTATCTCTACATCTCGAACAAGTGGTACTTATGGGATTGATTTCTTTACCACATTTACAATATTTAACCTTTTTATCACCCTTCCACCTACCGTTCATTTCATTGGGTCTTGACCAAATCTTCTTTTTTTCGGCATCGGACATTTCATTAATCATCCCCCTAATTTTTGTTTTCCTTTTCTTTATGATATTATCTCTATTGGGGTGATTTTTCATATTATCACCACCAGATGCTTGTTCACCAATATTATATTTGGGTTTTAAATCCAAATATTTTTGTTCGACAACTAATATGTTCTTCTCATCACATTCTTCAATAATTTCAAATACAAAATTTTCTTCACCATATTTATTCCACGCCCTTTGTAGAATTATGTTTTCATGTCTGTCGTATTTCAACTGTGATTTATGTCGAGTCCATCTTCTCTTAATTTTTTTTGCTGAACCATAATAACACTTATCATTTATTAAATTTCTAATTCTATATATTCCTATCATTATATTTGTTTATCATAAATACTCGTATAATGAAAAGTTGTAAGATAGTCCTACGTTTTCTTTAACCCAACAGATAATGTGAATTCTATTTTGGGGTGTGGATTATAGTCTTTCAGAACAAAATCATTAACAGTTAGATTGATAATATCATCGAGAGAATTAATTCGCCTATTGATTAATAATTTAGGTAATGGACGTGATTCTCTTTTTAACTGTTCTTTTACGTCTTGAATTTGATTCACATATATATGAGTATCACCACCTATCCAGTTAGCTACACCTGCAATCATATTTGACGCTTCTGCAATAATGGTTAATAATAAGGACATACTGGCGATATTAAAGGGACAACCGAGAGGTGTGTCAACACTGCGTTGGTACATGTTCAGGTCGAGATAGAATTTGGGGACATCATCACCATATGCTGTTTCAGTAATTGCAAGATTTTCCATTTCAACATCAGTATTTCTCATAACCCATTGAATCTTTTCTTTAAAACTCAATGGTCTTACGATAAACTGATAGAGTAGGTGACAAGGAGGAAGTGCCATGTCTTTGAAATCGGCTTTATTCCAGCCGTCAAGAATATGATAACGACTATATGGATTCTTCTTCAGACCATCCATGATTTCCTGAAGTTGGTCAATGCCATTTTGATTACGCCATTGGTGACCATAGACTTTACCCAAGTCACCAAGTCTATACTCTTTATGTGAACCGAGTCTACTAGCTTTAATGTTTTCAATAAACTCTTCCATTGTGAAAACTCTGGTTTTGTTTTCATTAGGATCATCTACATGATATTCATAATCGGGTTCTTCCAATGCATTAGCATATTTGAGATACCAACGATAGGCATCACCATTCCAAATATTCACATTATTATTTACAAGGTATTTAATATTGGTTTCGCCCCTGAGAAACCATAGGAGTTCATGCACGATTCCTTTCCAAAACATGTGCTTTGTGGTAAGTAATGGAAACCCTTCAGACAAATCCATACTGATATCGGCTTTCGAAATTCCTATTGTATTTGGCATGTTTGCTCTGCCACTTTCTTTTTCGACACCTTCGTCAAGAATTTTCTGTAATACATCAAGATATGCTTTCATTATATTATTTTCCCTTTTTTAGTGGTGATAGGTTTTCTATTTCCTTATTTATTCTGGTCTTATCTTTATCAGTAAGAGAAACCATATTTGATGTTGTTTTACCACCAAATTTTTCTGGTTTAGTACCTCTTTTTAGTTGTTCTTGGAGCATTTTTAACGCTCTTTCACGTCTACTTTTAATTCCAGTTGTGCCCTTCATAATCTCGATAGTTTTAAATACTGTTATTTTAATATCTTACATGTCCAGTGAAAATATAACGAATTGGATTAGTAATGGCACACCACAGTCTGGTAAACCAGTTTTCTGCTGATGTTATTAAAACATCCTTGGTATTGTTTGTAACAAATACTAATGTACCATGAAAAATCTCCAACTATCTATAATCTCCACTACCATGTAGTGTGTTATTTTTCTGACGTGCATGTAATTTTTCAATATTTAATGTCGCTGCATATTCTAATGTAGTTCCAAGATTCTCACATAATGATGTTAAATACCATAATGTATCACCAATTTCAAGAAGAATTCCTTTTTTCGCTTCTTCATCAATTATGCCACCGTTATCCCTAATAATTTTTTTTATTTTTCCCTGTACTTCACCTGCCTCACCCAGACCCAAACCATCATATGTGACAGCAATTAACTTGATGATGTCATCACTCATATTAGGAAATATTTTTTGAAATTTATCAAGACTAATCTTGAGAGCCACCGCTTCTTTTTGATATCCGTCAAATGTTTTAATTTCCACTTCCAATTTTTTTATAGTTTTCAATTATTTTCATCACATTCTCAGGACTATCATCATTTTCAATTGCATCAACCATATTTTTTACGAATTCGACTTCCATTTTATCAGTGGCTTCAGTAAATTCTTTGATTTTTTCAAGAGCAAATCTGGCTTGTGAACCTCTATCCATAACAATTAATGCAGTATTACCAGTTGGTTGATCGTAATTATGTTCATCACCATAGAAGTCCAATGCTTCTTTAAGTAATGCAACCATATTTTCATATTGTTCAGGTTTCATCATCTTCTTCTGGTTTATGATTCTCCACGACTTCCTTGAGTTCCTGTACTTCGTGTGGGTAGAGTGTAAATTCTTTACGATAAGGATGTTGTGGATTTTTATTTATGTTTTTGTAGAAAAACTTGCCGTGAGATTCGGCATCCTCAAAATTCTCATAAAATTCCTGACCAATATTTCCATATGAATAGGTGTTGCCTCGACTAAATGCGATATATAGTCTTTGATTGTCAGGAAAATAGGTGGTTTTGAGTATATTGTCTGATTTAAAAACGGATTCAATATATCCAAGTGTTCCATCTTCTTTCAGCACTTCTTTTCGTTCTATGAGCATCTTATGTCATTAATTGGGTAAATATAGTTAATAAATAATTAAAATCAAAGAGTATTTATATAAAAAGTTTACATGTCACTTCCAAAAAAGAAAAAATTAACACTGGATGTCGATCCACCAGAAATCGGTACTAATTATCTTGAGTATGGTATGGATAGAATTGAAGAACTTATGCGTCTGACCGACACTAAAACCAAGTATCTACCCAGAACCATATTGCTCGAACATTTAGACCAAGCACTTTTTGATTATGTTAATCTTGATGGCATGAAACTGACTCTGGATGGTAGAAATGTTCCGACCTTCTATCTTGACAATGACCGTTGGGGTGAATTCAGTAAAACTTGGAAGTTCATGGATAATGATAAGAACGTGCCCACACCCTACATTACAATAAGACGTATTGATAAACAGGCTGGTACAAGACTTGGTACGAAATACAGAATTCCACAACCCCGTAAGTTCAGGTATGTGAATGTTCCTATAATGGATGAAGGTCAGCTTATTTACTTGCAATTTAGAATGCCAGAACCCGTGAATGTTGACTTGATCTACGAAGTAGCACTTTTTACCAAATACCGTGTTGACGTAAACCAATTTGATGAACAAGTGCTTAAAAATTTTGCAAGTCGTCAAGAATATGTTTGGATTAGCGGAAATCCATTGCCATTACTTTTTGAAGGTTTTGCAGAAAGTAATCCAATTGAAAATATTGATGGTGACCGCTTCTTTGTGTCGAAATATGCATTGAAGATTCTGGGTTTCATTCAAGACGAAAAGGAATTCGAAATCGTTAAAACTATCAGAAAGCCAAGAATTGGTCTTACGATTGTTTAATCATATAGTCCGTCTTCGGGATTAAATACGCCAGTTGGTGGATTTTGTTGCAGGTTATCGAAATTATCAACAGCATCATTCACTTTACTAACATAAGCATAGTTTGATGGTAATTCAAAGAAGGTCACAGCATCTGAATTAAATTCCCATGTCATGGTATTCAAATTCAATGTGGCTTCAATATACATTTTTTCTGGGGTCTTTAAACCAGCATTTGCCTGATTATAGAATAATGAAACTCTACCTAATTTCGCATTATAAAAACTAAATTTAACATAACCAGTTACTGTTGAACCTGTTTGTGCTTCAATAAATTCTTTGGGGATGTACCAGTAATAAAATTGATTCGCATTATTAACATTATCGATTTCATATGTCGGAATGGGATAAGAACCACTTACAACACTATCCAATATCTTGGTATTATAAATTGTGAATATTTTGGTCTGCGTGTAGTTATCAAAAACATCATAGAAGTCCATAATAAAAAAACTATTGAGTACTACCAAACTTTCTGAATTGATTTCAGTTTCACTAAAACCTGCTCCGTTGGTTAGGAATGTGTTATCTGCCGAACTACTATCAGGTGTGAAATAGAATGTTAATGTTGTTGTTTCATTACTTGAATTATATTGAAATCTATCCACCTCATAATCAATAACGGGATTTATTAATTCCTCTTTTGTATCCTCGGTTAATTCATCTATTTCTTGTTGATAACCACTAAGATTGTTTCCAATACCTAAATTAATTTTTAGGATAACGTCTTCATTATTAAATTTTATTCTTTCTTTAATTATTGACATGGCTTTTCTATATCATCTAAATCAGTAATTGGTGTAATATTTATGGTTGTTGTGTTTTGATGGTATGAAATCTCCTTAAATACCTCTTGAGTATTCGGGTGTTCTAAATCTTCATCTTCAGTTAGATTTGGGACTACTTCAAATACAATTGGTTCAAACAAATACCTTCTTTTATTAAAAAATGGGTAATCTACCCCAAGGTTTGTGATTGGATCGATGTATCCCTGTGGTAAAATGTTACGCCAAACATATTTACCATCGTCTACTAACATCAAAGCATAGTCTGGAATCAGAAACATTCTTCTCTCATCTGGATTAGGGATTAATCTGGTTCTTATTCTAATTTCATCACCATCATCAAATTCCATGACGATATTCATGCCTTGCATTGCGTTTGTTATTAGATACTTCCTTGTCGTATCATCAATCTCATCCCACTCACTACCATTATATTGTTCCAAATATGTTATTGCAATATATTTATCAGTGCCATCAGGTAAATATATCTGTGTTTTGAAATCAATTTCATATGTTCCACTATGTTGAAATTCAAGACGACCATTTGATGGTATCCAATCAAAATAAGTGCTGGTTTGGGCAGACCATTGGATAATGTTTGTCGAACCTGTTGACAATATTTGTTTTGTTGATTTGATTGCGTTGAGTTGGTTGCTTGGACTACTAATTGGAATAACATTCAGAGTTGTGGCACTTTCAACGATTTGAGCAAGTTTTGCAACACTAACAACACCGTCAAGGTATCTTAATTTGAATGGGATGAGGGGATTGTAACTCCATTCGAGCCATTGTGATCCCAAGTTATACGGTGTTCTGATATAAAATGTTTGACTACTAATCTGTGATTGAAAATATTCTTCGGGAATGTATTCAATTATGTCATTAATATCAGTACCGTTATTGGTTTCAACGTTATCACCGACCACCAAATCTTTCTTGTTTAACGTCACCTTACTTGGAAGTCCTGTGGTTGTTGACCAAGTCGTATATGATATTTGTTCTGCTGGTAAAGTTTGTTGTTTATATTGAGCATATAGAAATAATTCGGTCAATGGAAAACCAAGTTTATCATAAAAATTACTAACATCAAAATCTGACTTAAAACTAAAACCATATACTTGTTCCCCATATATGTTATTACTGAAACCAGCATTATATATTTCAAAATCGTCTTTCCCTGCAATTACATCAAAACTTCTTTTATAGTAATTCGTGTTTGTAATTTCAGTATATGTTGTTCCTGAAGAGGGTGCTACGAGATAAAAATCGAACGAATTCAATATAGATTTCGAATTTCCAGTATATTGTGGGTTAAAAAAGTCTTTTAATATCGAATAATTAGTTTTTAATCCATTCAATAATGACATGTATTCAATTCTACCATATATTCGATAAACCTGATTTTCTTCTCGTTCAGCATCAAAAACCTCAGTAGCATTAACGATATCATTTACTGTGAATTCCGTGAGTTCTGACACGTTATTGGTTAGTTCAATTTTACCGTAACCATTAACATTAATACTGTTAATATTCTTCTCGCTACCAAGTAATATTTCGACCTTATTATCCATATAATATAAATACCTACAAAATTTTTTCTGATTTTTGTAACATTTCTAATTTGTTTTCGTATAATAATTATGTTTAACTAAAATTTTAATTATGAAAAATGTAACTTATTTATTAACAATTCTGTTTGCTGTTGCTCTGATGAGCACCAGTTGTGAAAAAGACGACCCGATTCCAGACCCCCAAATTACAACTGTTGATTTAATGGGTGATTGGAACTTTCAATCTCTTGAGTTCAATGGTGAACTCTATACCGATTGTGATATTGGGTTGAATCTCAACTATAATGGTACTACCATGAGTTTACTGGATGTAACAAACACTTCCATGACAATTTACAATGATTGTATGGACGGTGGTGCTTCTCCCGCTCAGTCAACTTATAGTTATACGTTTGTTGACAATAAAATTAACTGTGAAGACATTGTTAAGTTTGAAATCAAAGAGGTCGAATCGTTTGATGGGACAGAACTGGTATTGGAAATGGCAGACGCAATATATAAGGCATTGCCTATTGGCGGGGTCTTTACTCTAACAAAATAACAAAAACCCCCTACCGAGGGGTTTTTTATGTCACCAAACCCAATTCAAATAGAAACTTGATACAGTCAGCAGTATCAAATCCTTTATAAAAATAATATGCTTTATCCGTTTGGGTTTCATTCGCATTACCATCCTTCCTCCCGCCTTTATATGGACAAGGAGTTGTGACACTCCAATCTGGTCGTACATAATCACCATTTCGATATTGACCTTGAATGGTATATGAATCACCAAATACGTTATCTTTAAATCCCTTACTATCTATATTATTCATTTCTACGATATCATTTAGAGGCACTTCAATAATATCAGTCCAATGCATATCAGAACGAGGAAACCATTTTGTATTTAAATCTCCAGCAACAATTGGTTGGGTATTGTTGTATAAATAATATTCATTATAAGCAGTTGCGTCCTCATTTTGTTGGCGAAACCAGTCGTTTGTTACCGCTTCCCTAAGATTACTTTTTGCGTCAAGCATCCATCCACTTTGTGGTAAATATATACTCAAATTCAACCAGTTTGCACCAAAACGTGTTGGTGTTGTTGAAAGGTTAGTAGGAAATTGGGTGAACGAATTAAGAACATTATCTTGATCACCAGAAACTATAACACTTGCATTGAATCTGGCATCTGTTCCCAATACATTAATAACATCACCACCAAAAAATTTTCCATCTTGAATATTGTTCCATTGGTAGGGATCGCTACCATCATTATTGGCAATTGTTCCATGAAATTTTGAGAAACTATAAAATTTGCCTTTTTCAAAAACAGCGTGTTGTTTTCTCCAAGCAAGTGATGTTGTGCCATTATCAGAATCAAAACTTTGTTCAGAACCAGCGTATTGTGGAAACTTTAGTTTCATTCTAAATGGTTTTATTGTTGTGGCATCTCCACCAAAATCACTACTACCATTCATGAGTAAATTTTCACTAGTTATTTCGAGAGTCACGAATCCCCTGAACTTAGTAAATACACCATTAGGATCATCATAGGCAACAGGAATTTTAACTCCAAGTTCGTTTGTCACAATCTTGTCTCTATTACAGTTTATAATGAAAACGAAATCACCGTCTTTTTTATAAACAGAGTAATTGGATGGGTCTAATTTCATCATTTGTATTTCTGGGTCTCCCGAATCAATTTCAGCATCACTGATATTTGATGGGTAATAATATATGGTTTCTGTTACCACACCAATTCTTTTTGAGCCAGCACCCAACGCTATCCAATCACTATCTCCACCTCCGTTCTCATGATTGGGGTAGACGAAAAAGAAGTCCCTGATTTCACGAGCAATTCCATTAACATCAGAACCCCACAACATATTGGCTTGGTCTGAGAAGACACTTCCAAACATAGTAAATGTACTATTTAGTATCGCTCTGATTCTGAAATCCTGTCTGGTTATACCGATTTCAAAATTCTCAGTATCTCCCCAGAATGGCACAATATCAACTGTTATTTCCTGTGTTTCGATATTTGGTAAGTCACCCAAATCACTGCTCGATTTAATTCTGGTATTATTATTTGTAAAAAGGTTTGGTGAATATCCGAGATTAGTTACCATACTGGCTGGATTCATACTATATTCACCAATATCTGTAATATCGCAACTCATGTGAACAGTTTGTGTGCCAACAGGAATGCCGAATATCATATAATCCCCAGCATTATTAGTAAGTGCCGTATATTTATAATATTTTTTATAAACTTCAAGGAATGGTAGGTTTCCCACAACTTCTTCTTTAATTGGAAAACTACCAAACGCCTGTTTTGGTTCAAGTTGTTGTGTTTCTAGATTTTTTTGTGAAACTCGTGGCAATAAATTATATCGTTTGCCGTCATTATTTTCATCTCGTGGTGTTGTGTAGGGATAAATGCTATAAATTTCACTATTTACAGTATCTTCATCACTAATTGGAATAAAAATACTTATTTTGGCGTTCGGTATGCCAATACCGCCATTGGCAATTACTCTTCCAACCAATACACCATAATCCGCATTAAAATTTTGATACACATCGGTTGTTCCGAGGCTTAATGACATAAATTCAAGAGTCTCAGTATCTTGTTCGAGTTTAACAGTTATGTACTTATCTTGATTGTCGTTTCCAGTATCCCCACTACTCAAATAAATTCGTTGTGATTTATTCATGATTAAAATGTTTTTTATAAATACTAATAGTCCCATTTTCATTTAGTTTATAATAAATGAAAATATTCTTTTCCTAATTCATTGAGTCTCTATTGAGATACTCTCCAAAGGCGTTAATTCGGGTGAACTCAACCCTAATTTGTCTTCTGTTATTTTTAATAACCGCTTTCCTTCTTTCTTAATATTAAGTGCTGCATTATAATCCCTATCATGTTGAATGCCACATTCAGGACATTGCCACTTTCTGTGTTTTAACTCTAAATTATTATTCTTATAATTGCAATTATTACATAACTTAGAACTAGGGAAAAATCTGTCAATCTGAATTAAATCTCTATTATACCACTTAGCTTTGTAAGTCAGTATTTCTTTGAATCTATATAAAGAAAGTTCTTGTATTGATTTAGCTAGATGATGATTTTTCATCATCCCTTTTACATTTAGGTCTTCAATTACTATAACTTGATTCTCATTAAGTAATTGATTTGAAATCTGATGTAAATAATTTTCTTTTTGATTATTTAATTTTTCATGAAACCTACCTAATTTAATTCTTGATTTATTTTTATTGTTTGAACCATTAACTTTTGTACTTAGTTGACGATTAAGTTTAATTAATTTCTTTTGATTATTTCTTCTAATTTTAATATTCTTATAAACATCATTATTAGAAGTAATTATAAAATCCTTTATTCCTAAGTCCAATCCAATAACATCATTTTTAGGTTTAGGTAAAACTTTATTTGGTTTATCAATTAAAATTGAAAAATAATATTTACCTGACTTAGTTCTAGTTAATGTAGCTGACTTAATATTCTTCTGTTGTTTGTTAAGGTATTTCTCATCATTAATAGAACACTTATAATGTATGTTTTTTAGTGGTAAAATGATATTAATTCTATTACCTTTAATCTTACCAATGGCATCTGAAGGAAATCTACAAGACTGTTTATTATTATGTTTAGATTTAAATTTAGGGAATCCAGTACCGTTCTTAAAAAATGACTTATATGCAGCTTCTAAATTAATTATTGATTGTTGTAATACTTTAGAGTGTACATCTTTAAGCCACCGATATTCTTCTTTAGTTTTTAAACTTGTTAAGTATTTTCCTAATTCACCAAACCCAATAGTTTCGTCATAATTATTAAATCTATCGATGCGATATGCTAAACAATTATTATATACGAATCTACTAGACCCCAATAGATTAACCATATAGTTATCTTGGATTTGATTGGGATAAATTCTTATTTTAATTGCTTTTAACATTATCCATAATATTAAATTGTATATTGTTCTTATACATAAATACTTTTACATTTACTAAAAGTCAATAAATTTAATTATAAAACATAGTTTTCATTTAAAAGAACATAATACGAAAAAACTTTCATGTTTTTATAAAAATAAATTTAAGGAAATCGAGCCGAATTTCAAGTAAAAATTTCTGAATTTCAGAAAATCGAATGGAAAAAAAATGAAAAACCTGAGAATTTGGATATATGGAGAAGAATGACAGCGTGATAATAATTGCGTTAAAACACCTTTTCGATATTTTTTAAGTATTTATTGAAAAAGAATGAGCATTGCTTATAATTAAAAAAATAATAAAAACTTAAATAATAAATAACATGGCAGATTTCGTATTTACCTCTCCGGGTGTAAAATTTAAAGAACGTGACCTGACTTACGTAACACGTAATGTAGGTATAACAACTTTAGGGTTGGCTGGTGAAACATTGAAAGGACCAGCTTTCGAACCAGTCTTCATTCAAGACCAGACTCAGTTTTCAGAAAGATTTGGTGCACAAAGCATTAAAAGATTTTCGAATGCTGAAAGAACATTACAATACCAATTACCTTATGTGGCAAATGCATTCCTTGAGGAAGCACAGCAACTTTGGGTAACTAGAGTATTGGGACTTAGTGGATATGAGGCAGGTAGTGCTTGGAATATCACCTTAGATGCTGGTATTGATTTGTCAACAGCAGTAATATCGGGTTCTCCTGTAACAACCACAGGTAATACATTTACAGGCGGTACATATCTTGGGGTTGCTTTGGGTAGTCTTAGTGCTACTGGTTCGCTTGAATCTGGCTATACAAAAAGTGGTGATGTTTTCACACAAATTGTACATGAATTTACAGCAACAACATATAATGCTGGTAGTGGAACAACTACTGATGTGACGACAACATATACTGGAACATCTTATACCGAATATGAGAACATGGTTCTTGGTGTAATTAGAAGTAGGGGTGATTCAAATACAGCAGTTGATTCTGTTCCAGTCACAACATTCTTAACAGATAATCTTGTGATTACTGGAAACACAACAAGTAATAGTGTTAATCCAACTGGTGATGTTTATGCTAATTTTACTTTGGTTGCTTCGAGTACAGCAACGACTTCAACATACAGTGTATCATTAAATCCCAATAACAGTAATTTCGTACCTAATGTAATTGGTTACGCACCGAAAGATAAAACTACAATGATTTGGGTTCAGGCAATTTATCCTGACCTTATTGAGAAACTTGATGCCGATGGTATTAGTTACGCAGTTAATACTCAAATGATTACTGGTACTACCGATTATTTTAGTGATTATGAAACTAGTTTCAAGACACCAGAAACACCTTGGGTTGTATCACAATTAAAAGGTAATACTGTTGATAGACTCTTTAAACTTATTAGTATTTCTGATGGTGATGCAGCAAACCAAGAAATTAAAATCAGTATTGGAAATATTGATCCGTATACTGGAGAATTTGATGTTGCAATTCGTGCTTTCTACGATACTGATGCAACTCCAATTATATTGGAAACATTTTCAAGAAATACGATGATTAAAGGTCAGTCAAATTATATTGGACAGCGTATTGGTACAAGTGATGGTGAATATACGCTTAAAAGTAAATACGTCATGGTTGAAATCGCAGAAGAACTTCCTCTCGATGTATTCCCAGCAGGTTTTGAAGGATTCATGTTCAATAATTATACTGAAGCAGTTACTGATGATATAGTAACTGAAGGTATTGCACCAAAAATATTTTATAAAACAAGTTATGCTGATACTGACAAAATTACTAAAACTTATTTAGGTGTATCTGAACTCGCTTATACTGGTGACGGTATTAATCAAGATTTCTTTGATTTTGATAATTTCTATAGTGGACAACCTACAACTGGTTTTACTAAAACCAAAGGATTCCATATGGATAGTGGCGCAACAGGTGTGACCACATCGGGCGAATTTGAAGTCGGTGCTGGACAATTTCAGACATATGCTGATACCGATAGTTCATCAAACCCATATTATAATGTTAAAACAAGAAAATTCACAGTAGTTCCTGCTGGTGGTTTTGATGGTTGGGATGTTAATAGAAGAGAACGTTCATACGATGATAATTATGTTCAGGGTGGTACAAAGAGTGGTCATCCGAGCGAACCATTGGTTGTTCCAACGAATGACTTCCAAGCATGGGAAATGGCAATTAATACATTTGCTAATCCTGAGAACGTTACAATTAACCTTTTTGCAACCCCGGGTATTGATTGGGCATACCAAACAACATTGGTTCAAAACACAATCGACATGATTGAAGAACAAAGAACTGATACTTTATATATTATTGATGCTCCACAAGGAACTCTTGATTTTATACCAACAGTTGGTGATAGTGGTAAGGCTGATGTTAATGCAGCAACTGAAATCGCTGATTTATTGGATGATACTGGAATTGACAGTAGTTATGCTTGCACTTACTTCCCTTGGATTCAAATACGTGACACCCAGAATAATGTTAATATTTACATTCCCGCAACTGGTGAGGTTGTGAAAGCAATGGCATTTACTGATAACGTTTCATTCCCTTGGTTTGCACCTGCTGGTCTTAACCGTGGTGTAACTAGTGCACTGAAATCACAATACAAACTTTCTTTGGATGCACGTGATATTCTTTATGCTGGTAGGGTTAACCCAATGGCTGATTTTGCTGATGCAGGAACTGCAATTTTTGGACAGAAGACACTTCAAGTTAAAGAAAGTGCTCTTGATAGAATTAATGTTCGTAGACTTCTACTTCAAATCAAGGTTCTTATTGCTAATATCGCAATCAGATTGGTATTCGACCAGAATGATCAAGCAACTGTTGACCAATTCCTGAATAAAACAAACCCAATTCTCGATAGTATTAAAAGAGAAAGAGGTTTGAGTGAGTTCAGAATTAAAATGGATGATAGTAAGAATACTCCAGAAACTCGTGATAGAAATGAGTTATATGGAGAAATATTCTTAAAACCAACACGTGCTCTTGAATTTATTGGCATTACATTTACAATTACACCTTCAGGTGCTTCATTTGATGAAGCTGGGGCATAATGTGATTTTTTTAGAGTTGGAAAACCCACTTTTAGTGGGTTTTCTTTTTTTCAGTATTTATTAAAAATAACGTTATTTTTAAATTAAAAATTATGAGGAAAAAAAATAAAAACAAAGTTGTTGAAGAAATAAAAGAAGAAGTGGTACTTGAGGCAGTTGTTACTGAAGAGGTTGCTGAAGCACCTGTAATTACACCTGAAGTTGAAGAAATGTTTAATGAAGAACTCCCAACACTTGAAGAGGTTGAGAAAGAATTAGAAGCACCTACTGAAGAAGTTGCATATGTTGCACCCGAATTCATTAATGATCCAATCGAAATTCTAATTAAGGGTGATTTATCTGGTTTAGAAAATGATGGGTCTCCACAATATCCATTATCAGATGAAACTGAAGAAGTTGTTGTTGAAAAACCAGCACCACGTACAATGGAAAGTCTAACTGGAAAAGAATTTAAACATTTTCAGAGAACAGGTCAGATGCCTAAATAATTTTGTTATTTTTATTCGGTGTAGTTTTCAAATAGCCGAGTATTTATTATTAAACGCAAAAATAAGCAGAAAATTAACAATTAAATAAAATGGCAGCAGAAGAAACAATGATAAGAACGATGCCGTTCGAATACGAACCAAAAAGAGTTAACCGATTCTTTGCCGTATTCGATAATGCATTAGGAATTCAGGTTTGGAAGGTTCAGAAGTTCAAGAGACCTTCAATGAAAATCAATAGCGTCCCGATTATGTTTATGAACGAACAAAATTATGTTGCTGGTAGATATACTTGGGATACGATGTCAGTGACATTTCTTGACCCGATAGGTCCGTCTACTTCTCAACAACTTATGGAGTGGGTTCGTTTACACGCAGAATCACTTACAGGTCGTATGGGATACGCAGCAGGTTATAAGAAAGATATTACACTTAAATCATTAGACCCAACAGGTGTTGAAGTCGAAAAATGGACTTTGGAGCAATGTATGATTACAAGTATTGATTTTGGTGACAACGATTACACCAATGATGAATTAACAAATATTACTTTGGAACTCCAGCCATGGCGGTGCATACTTAACTTATAATCAATTAGTTAGATGTAAATTAGTTGATATTATAAAACCACGTACTAACTACGTGGTTTTTTTTATTAGTTATCATGCAGCGAGTTCAGCGAGTCTATCAGCCATTATCATTTTAACATAATACTCACGGTCTTTGGTTTTGATTATTTCATAACTATCATTGTTGTGACTGAACCAAACCACATATGATTCTCCAAGTTGGATTCCCGTGATTTTTTCTATAATAAATTTATACATTGCCAGTTGTAATGAATAAATTTCCAAATCACTGTCTTCCAACACCATTAGTTTATCGTGAAAATGTCTTGATTTCACGACTTTATCGAATTTCTTATTTGTTTTCCAATCCCAGATTTGAAACACTTTCTTTTTGACGTTATAAAACAAGATATCAAGCATCCCACCGATTAACGACTCATTATCGTATATAATCATCTCAGTTCGTATCGGAATCAATTTGCCCTTGACATCGTTATAGAATTTATCAACGTGTTTTTTTGTTATATTATATTCATCTAAAACGGGGTCAAAACCGAATTCATCAAGAATTAGTTGTTTGGGATATGGAAAGATTTTGTTTTGAAACAGATTTTCGGCATAATCATGAATTGCCGAACCTTTAATTATTCCCTTTTTGTTTATGAACTTCCATGCACGTAGAACTTCTCTTTGAGTGAGAACGTATTTATCGGCTTTATATTTAGACCAATAATCTTCTTGAAATTCTTCTTGATAACGATGAATTATTGTGGTAACACTTATCAATTCTTTACCATCCACATAATATTTATGTGGTTCATCATGGAATGTAACATTATTGAATGATGTGAAGAATTTATTAGGAATATCGATATTCATTGCAACAAATATATGAAGAATTTAATTAGTTACAATATTTTTTTGTTGGATTGCTTCGAATTGTAATTCTTCGAGTTTTTTAATTATACCAATTTTATCTGCTGGTAATCCAGAATATCCGTGTATATGATTAACTAATGCCACTCTGATGACCTCTAAGGCTTCAATTAAGACATCTGCACGTGCTATCGGATGTCCTTCTTCGAATATCCTCACTCTATCCTCTGAAGTCATTCTAGCAGCCTTAAAACTAGGATTTCCATCATGACTAATTAAGGCAATTTTATCACTTTGGATGATTGTGTTGCTATAATAGTCTTCATCATTACCCTCAAGTGGTTCATAAATCATATTAATGCTTGCAGGATTTTTGGTGTTAAGTTTCAGTACATCATCATTTTCATGTTTACCTGCTCTAAATTGTACTTCATTTAATCTCAGGATTATATCTGTATTTATTTTTCCAACAATTGCAACATCAGTTTTTAATGGATACACACCATCTGCATCAGGATATGTGCTTGGTGCTTTTTCGGGTTTTGTTAATGCAAGATTTGTAGTTG